TGTTACATTCTGGTAACGGACAGGTAAAACTGGATTGAGGTGGATTGCAGCGGTCTAATAGTTTTTCCTTTTTTCCTAGCTGTATTAATATTTTTTCTGTTGTTACTTTTTGTAAAGTCACTTCTTTTTTTAGCCATTTCCTAAATGTGTTGGGGTTAATTCTTGCATATTGACAAAATGTGCTTTCCTTGATTTTTCTTTCCTCCATATAATCAAGTACCTGCTTTCGTAAATCTTCCATGTGCCCACTCTCTTTTCTCCTGGATTGTCTCTTAATAATTTCGCTCATTTTACATGTTACTATCTGCTATCATGGCTCATTTCTACATCATGTTACTTTTATGTACTTTGATTCACTTATAATTCATGTTACTATCTCTAATATTGATTCGCTCATTTTTCCTGATACTGTCTCTATGTATGGCTTATGTTGCACTGTCTTGTGTTATCATTCAACCTGTATGTAACTATCTGTTAGTTTGATTCACTTCTTATCATTGGTATACTCATGCAGATTGGCTCACTTTTAAGGTGTGTTACTATCATTTGCCTTGATTCAATCACCACGCTTGATACTGTTGTGAACAATGTTTCGCTCTTAATCGGTGTTACTATTATCTTTTATTGGCTCACTCTAACGTGATGTTACAGTTTCCATCTTTGGTTCAGTTGCTAGGTGATTTTGTTCCGCTTTATTTCTTTGATACTTTTTATTCCATTGGCTCACTACGTGGGATTGTTACTGTCGCCCTATATGATTCACTATGCACAAATGTTACTATCATCGTATATGGTTCATTCTACTAGATTGTTACTATCTTTTATTTTGATTCATTTAACCTGTTTGTTACAGTCCTACATTTTGATTCACTATCTCTATTTGCTACTATCAGATTTGATGATTCGCTTTCATTCCCATGTCACAATCATATAATTTGGCTCAATACTATTATTTTCTAACTTGCTTGTTCGCTTGTTTGCTTGTTTATTCGCTTATTCCTGTTGTATTCCGTTCTTTTCTTTCTGCATATAGCACACGTTGAATATCCATCGGTTACTTTCCTCTGCCCACAATAAGGACACATGCCATCTGCTTTTAGCCTTATATATCTTTCATGCTCGTATTTCTGATAACGTCCATCTTTTCTGCTAGGTTTTATATACCCTGCTTTCCGTCTTTCCTTCTCTGTCTCGCTTCGGTACTGTAGACAGGTAAAGCAGAACACTCTACCTGTCACAGCCTTATTTCCACAGTCAGGACATAAACCATTCTCTTTATAAATTTTATATTCTTCTTTTGTCATGTCATGCTACCATCGGTGGAGGTGTTATCATATGAGCGTGTCCCAATATGCCAATCGCAAAAGGCTTTGGTGGTTCCTGTCCTCGCTCCAGCCGATACCAAACATCAAAGAGATGTGACAGAAATATTTTTACTGCATACCTTTCAGCCCTTGCCTGTATATGTGCAGGAGGTAATATTCCACGGCTATAACACTTGTATGCTTCTGTATCTTTTCTATAGTTCTTCTTCTCTAAAGCCTGTTTTGCTATTTCTGCGTTTTCCCCTGCTTCATTTCGCTTTATCTCATATTCCTTACGCTCTCGGTAGATATGACCATATACATCTTTATCATTGTTGGAAACTTTTACAAATGACTGCCCTAATTTCCAGCACAAGACCTTTAATTTCTTATTCCATGCAAGCTTGACTCCCTTTTTCATCGGTGGCAATGTCGGGTCAAGCCCTGCAAATCTCCATATGGCTCCTGCTGTCTCTGCCTTGTTTATATCTATGTGAGCTATAAATCCGGCAGCTATCACTGGCCCGATACCACATATTGACATCATCCACCGCCCTATCTGTTTGGACTGTGCATAAACCTTTAAACAGGCTTGTATATCATTCTCCAGTTTTCTATATTGCTCATTGAAGAAACGTAAAGTCTCATGGCTCTCCTGTTCGTCGTCCTTGGTTAATATTCTAATTTGATTGCCTGTCTGTATTCTGAATTTTTGTATTTGATAATAAAGGTCTACTAAAAATCTTGCCTCCTGCTCGTTCAAAGTCTCGGATGCGTGTTTTATATCCTTCTTTAGCTTCTCCAATAACTCAAATTCTAATTCCATAATTTAAATCCCCCTTTTAGTTTTTGCTCATTTCACTTTCTCTATTCTTCTCGGTACAGCCATACTAAAGCCAATATTTTCTCCTGATTTTTCTCGCCCTTGGTATGAATTTCTCGCATATTGGTTCGGCGCTGTCCCTTTCTTCTTCATCTTCTTCACACCAGCCATCATACATAAGTGAAGTTGTTAGTGAAGTTGATTGAAGTTTTTCTATGACATATTTGAAAAATATACAGCTCTTACATTCCCTTTTTCTGCCCACTGTTCAATCTCCTGTTGCATATCGTCCACCTCCAGTTACTCATCCAAGACATTGTATGGAATATCGTCTGTATCCCAATTCTTAGGATTTTCGCCTAGTAAACACATACAATCGTCATATTCGTCTATGTAACTAAATTCGCAACCTTCACAAGATAACTGTCTATAGCAATGCTCTTTTATTTTGATTATTGCCTTGAAAATGTCACTTTTCTTCATCATCAGCCCTCCAAATAACTTCTAACATTTCTTTTTCATCGTTCATTCTTTCAATCTTCCAAATAGTGTCTAACTCTCGCCACCGCACAATGATTCCATGCAGGTTGCTTGCGTATATATCACTCATAACGACAAACTTTGCCCTACTTTCGCCTATATACGAGTAAATAACATCACCGATTTTTATTTTCGGCATTGGCTTTGGCTCTATATGCTTATCTTTGAGCCACTTTGCGACTCCTTCCACACAATCTTGAGTACATTTTTGGTTATGTCGGTTATAAAAGCACATTTCACACGTAACGTCCCCAATCATTTCCGCCATATCCTCAATGCTTAGGCTTTTCAGCCATTCATAATTTGTCATTGTCATTCTCCCACCTCATATCCGGTTCGTCCTTTTCACTAAAATCACTCAGCCCGTACAAATCAAACCACGCGTCCAATGGCATAATTGCTACCCAGTCACCACGTGGGATTTTATAAAAAACCACTGGCAAATTGCTTTCGTCTGCCTTTTCTGCGTCATTCTTCGCCTGTGCTAAATACTCTTTAAGCCGTAATACCTTTGAATTTTTAACTTCACAATGAATACCTTGTAACCCTATAACGTCCATAGCTTCACCAGTATTACCACAGAATTGTTGGCTTCTGCGAACATCATATCCATGTTTTTTACATTCGTGAACAAAGGCTAATTCGCCACGTTTACCCTTTGCTTTGCTATTCAGACTCATAATTAACAACCAACTTTCTTGTGTGGAGTAACATTTTCGGTCAACTGTTTCCTTAGAATTTCTTTTTCATAACGTTTAATTTCACTAATTAAACCATCAATAATCTCATACCTATGCACATATAAATCTTCAATAGTCCTACATCCCATTCTTTTCTCTATTGGACATTCATTAAAATAATGGGTTATCGTTATATAAGCTAACCCTTCATGCCAATGTTGTTCCATTTTTAAGCTAACTTCTTCTTGAGTTCTGCTTATTGTTATATCATTTTCGTCTATTCCCAATTCAATCATTGTCAATCCTCCTTATTGGCATTATTTTTCTCCCTTTTTATTTCATCTTGTAGAAATGGCATAGCCTTACGCCTGATTTCTGCGGCTGCCTGGCTTACCGCCCTATCCATCAATGCTTTCTTTGTTGCCGGTTCATAAAGTATTTTCTTGGCTACATCGTAGAAACATTGTCTTGCCTCACGCCCTTCTCTATAGAAACTGAAAAGTCTGTTTGCAAGTTCATTCGCTGCTTTTTCTTTTGCCATTTCTAAAATTTCGTTGTCGTCAATTTCAAATTCAATTTTCATTGTCAGTCCCCCTATTCCCATGACTCTTTAACCGCACCGTCTTTAACCATCTGATAGAATATTTCTATTGCGTCTCTTTTATCTTCAAAATCACAATTAACAGGCTTGGTTAATCTTGGGTCATTGTCACGCCACGGAATGATTTGCAGGCTATATTCTGAAACTATAATAATATCAATGCCACGGGAAACACATAAATACACACTATTTTTATATTGTCCATCACAATGCCTAAAGCCATATCTTTTTATAAAATCTTCAAGTGGTATATTAGGTACAATCATTGTCAGCCCCCTATTAGTTAGTTTTTAAAAGTTCTTCAACGACTCCTTTTTTAAATGCTTCTGTAAGTTTTAATGTCCATAAATGCACATATCCGCAAGCCTCACAATGCCTCATTACTTTAAAATGCTCTATTAGAATTTCATTGGCATAAATATCAACTATGTTTCTTCTACCGCAATGCGGACATTTCCATTCTTTAGGCATTAATTTATCAACTAATTGTGTTGTATCTACATCCTGCATTATCTCACCGCCTATATCTTTTTCTTTTTCTTTTTATTCCATGCCTGTATCGCAAAAAATAATATCGTCAACTGGCATACCTTTTTCCAACATCATCAGGAGCATCGCTGTTGAGTCCTTTCCCCCACTGAAACTTACAATATGTTTCATTTTTATTTATCTCCACTCAAATAGTTCTTTTCCTTCTATCTCCCACCATGAATAATGCAATAAAAAATATTATCATCATTACCCCAACTATCATCCCTGCCCAAAATACTAGTACATACACCATAATATCGCTCATTTAATCACCCTCTATCTTTGTTAAACCTTTCTGAATAGCTAGACTCAAAGCATAACATTGAACTTGGTTCAATATATCATAGC